GCTAAATCTCTTTTCTTTGTTGTTGAATTTGGTTTAACTAAGAAAACCATTTTAGAAGAAGCCGCAGCACTTTCAACAAGTGATTGCGATAATCCTTCAAGGCTCTTAAGGTCACCGATAAATTCTTCAACGTAGCTTCTTCCATAATCTTCTGAGTCCACACGTACCATTCTTAAACATAACCATGGTAGTTGGTCATCAGTGTATTCACCAGTTGATGAAGGTATTTTAATTCCTTTTACTTCTTGGCAAACATAAAACTTTTTATTATCTAGTTTGTAAATGTGTGTATATAAATCACATGAGGTTTCAGACTTAGCGTCTTCTTTACTCATTTGTTGTAATACAATATCTCTAACTTCTGGTTCTAAACTTAGAACTGATACATTTTCTTTTACAACTATTTCTAATAAATTTCCGTCACCATCTCTTTTACATACATATTGATTTAATGGAAAAACTCTCATTGAACCTTTTTTAGGTAAATGACAAAGGACATTACCACCAACAATTAAATGTTTTATAGCTTCAAAGATTGGAACTCTAATTGCAAGAGATTCTATTTTACCCATAACTTCTCTTTCAATTTTTGCTAAAGATTTTTCAATCGCAGTTTTAAGTTGTGGTTGTTCTTCAACTTGTTCTTTAGCTTTACCTTGAATAGCTAATCTAAAAAATGGTTGGTTAGGGGGAAGTAATAATAGTAAGAGTTTACTAGCTAAGTTATTAACACCTCTGCTTCCAACTGATTGGAAGGGGCTATAGAAATCTTGTGTAGGTGTAAATGAATTTTCTGGAATTAAAGTTGGTATCGTCAATTCACTACACTCACGTCCACGTTCTAAAAAGTGTTCTCGTTTTTCTGACAGAGCATTATATCGACTTTCTGCCGAGTTAATTAAATTTTCTGCCATTTGGAATTCCTTATATTATTGTTCCACTAGAACCTGGAATATTTAAGTCAGTTTGCATAGCTACTGTACCTTTTTTTGATTTCTTCTTTTTTGCTATTTCCATAGAATCTTCAGAAGCTAATTCAATAGAAGGTGCTAATTCATCACCTGATTGTACAGCCTGTCTTACTGGCGTAACTGTTTCTTGTACAGGTGGTTGCGATGGACTACTCATACACATAGTTATTTCTCCTTGTTAATATGAAGGTATCGTTAAATCAGATGATTGACTTGTCGTTATGTCTGAACTTTGCGATACACTGCTTTTCTTTGTTGTTTCTTTCTTCACTGGTGTTTTATCTATTTCTGGTGAAGAATCTTTAGGGTCAAATACATTCCCATCGACATATTTTATATTTGGGTCTGGTCTAGTTATAACTGGCGCAGACTTTGTCGATGATATACACATATTATTTACTCCCTAATAAATTATTTTCATTTCTTTTTTTCAATTCAATTAACCAATTGACTACACTTCGTTGTCCTGCTTTGTGCCAGACAGTTTTTTCATTGTCTTTTAAATCAGGCGCTTTTTCTGGAAAAACTTTATCTAAAAGATTAATTAATTCGTCTACTGTGTAGGGTAATTGAATGTCATCTAAATGGTTCATACCTTTTTCCTTCTAATATGGGTACTATTAACCCCATAAATTTCCAGTCATACTTCCTTTTGCATATTCTGTTGCTCTGTTTTCAAAGAAATTTGTATGCTCTACACCATTTAAAACCCAATCAAGCCAAGGTAATGGATTATCTTTAACAGCAAAATTAGGTTTTAAGCCTAGCTGCAACAGTCTTCGGTCTGCAATATGACGGATGTATTGTTTAATTTGGTCTGGCTCTATACCTTCCACACCACCTTGTTCAAATGCTAAATCAATAAATTTATCTTCTAATGATACCATGTCTCTAGCAATGTCGTATAAAGTTTTCTTAAAATCATCATTCCAAATGTGTTTGTTTTCATCAACTAATGCATGAAATAATTTTATTAAACAATCAACATGATGGCTTTCATCTCTTATGGACCAGGTAACTATTTGGCACATTCCTTTCATTTTTCCAAATCTTTGAAAATTTAAAAGCATTACAAATGAAGCAAACAATTGTAGTCCTTCACCAAACGCTGAGAATGTTGCAAGTTCTCTTGCCATGCCTTCAACACCTTCACCTTTATTTCTAAATAAATAATCGTGTTTGTCAGCCATAGCTTTATATTCTTGAAAAGCTTTGTACTCACTATCTGGTAAACCAATTGTATCATTTAATAATGAATAAGAGTGTGCATGATTAGCTTCACTTGTAGCAATTGAAGATAACATCATTCTTATTTCTGGTGGTTTAAATTTTGGAATATAATTATCAAGGTACGCTTGAGCAATATCTACATCGCCTTGCGTAAAGAATTTTAAAATCTGTGTAATTAAATTCTTTTCCTTATCAGTTAATCTTTCATTCCAATCTCTAACGTCTTCTGCTAATGGCACTTCACTTGGAAGCCAGTGCATTTTTTGTTGTTGGTCGTAAGCTTCAAAAGCCCACGGATATTGAAATGGTTTGTAATATTCTCTAGTTTTTAATAGACTCATTTTTCCTCCTCTATTTTGATTAAATTTTTTCTATCTAAAATTGCGTATGATAAATTTATTGGTTCAAATTCATTAAGATATTTAAAAACAATTTCTTTATCTAATGTACTACAAGTGTAAACATCCAATTGCACAATGCTTGGGTTTGTTTCATCCCATGAATGCATTGCAATGTGTGATGTCTCAATACAAGACACACACGTTAATCCTCTATTGCCTTCTTTATTACAGTAAACTGCAATTGGCTGTCCCAATCGTTTCATACCAATAGATAAAATTAATTTTTTTATCCATTTTTTTATTTTACGAATATCTGTAGGAGGTTGCTTAACTTCTGCTCTTATAATTATATGTCTATGTTCCATTAAAAATTATTTAATAATTCAATTCCTTCAATCAAAATTATCACTCCTAATTCTAATGCTAAAATTGTATGGTAGATTGTCCACAAAACTGTTTGCTTTTGTTTTTTGTGACAACTACAACATTTCTTTTTTGGTTTATCTAAACCATCAAATATACTACTGTCGGTCATTTTTTTCCTTGCCCTCTATATTTAAGTTGTTTTCTTGTTCTGCCTTTACGTTTACTTTTGTTAAGCATACTAGTGCTAGGGTTTTTACCTATGCTAGTTTTTTTATATTTAGACCTAGTCTCGTGTGCTTCTACATTAAGTAAATTCTTTTTAACTTTTGCCATACTATGCTTGACAAGCTAGACACTCGTCTTCTGCGTCTGGTCTAACTACCCTTTCTATTTTTGTTGAAATTATTTCTGCTCTTTTAATTGCTTCTGAACGACAATAGTAAAGTGTCTTCAATCCTTTTTTCCAGGCTGACAAATGTAACAAATGTAAATCTTTAATGTTAACATCAGCAGGCACAAAAATATTTACACTTTGTGATTGGCAAATATATTGTTGTCGGTCAGCAGCTAAATCAATAATCCATCGTTGGTCTATTTCAATAGCTGTAGCAAATACTTCTTTTTCTAATTCAGATAATTCTTCTAAATGTTTTACTGAACCACGTTTAGCTAAAATACTTTTCCAGGTAGTATCATTATCAATGCCTTTTTCTTTTAATATTTTTTGTAAATATTTATTTTTCATTAAAAATGTACCACTCATAGTTTTTTGACTGTAAACATTTGCTCTCATAGGTTCGATAGATGGACTGGTGCTGCCACAAATAATACTGCTTGTTGCGTTTGGTGCGATAGCTAACAAGTGAGCATTACGCATTCCAGTACCTACCATGTCTGGCGCTTCACCTCGTTCTTTACCTAATGATTTAGAAGTTTCTTCTGCTTGTTTTTTAATATGCGAAAAGATTATTTTGTTTTGGACTTTAGCCATAACACTTTCAAAAGGTATGTTTTTACTTTGTAGATACGAATGAAAACCCATTGTCCCAAGTCCAATGCTACGCTCACGCATAGCTGAATACTTAGCACGATGCAGAAAATCATTAGCGTTGTTAATAAAATACTCCAATACATTATCGAGGAAACGAACCACGTCAGGTATGAAGCTACTGTCTTCTTTCCATTCATCATATTTTTCTAAGTTAAGAGAAGACAAACAACACACTGCTGTTCGTTCTTCATTTGTTGGTAATGTAATTTCACTACATAAATTTGAGTGATGTACTTTTAATCCAATTTTCTTCTGAGACTCCGGCAAAGACTTTTGCACTGTGTCAATGAAGCAGATGTAAGGTTCACCAGTTGCCACTCTAGTCTCAAGAATTTTTTGCCATAATTTTTTAGCAGAGACTTTTCTAACAACTCGTTTTGTGTGTGGGTCAATAAGTTCCCAAGTATCATCGGCACTAGGATTAATAGTGCAATTGTCAATAATAGACATAAACTTATCACTAATGTTAATACCATGATGAAGGTTAAGACATTTACGATGAACGTCACCCCCACTAGGTTTACGCATTTCAATAAACTCTTCAATTTCTGGATGAGATATATCTTGGTATGCAGCATAACTTCCTCTTCTTGTTTTACCTTGTGAGAACGCTAACATTTCTGAGTCAACTACGTGCATGAATGGTATTGAGCCAGTAGATATAGAGCCACCAGAAGTTTCAGTTCCATCACTTCTAATGTGTCCCCAATGTCCACCGATACCACCACCCACTGTAGCTAACCAAGCATTCTCTGTGTAATGTTCTGTTAATCCTATTCGACTATCTGGTACGTAATTTAAAAAGCACGAAATAGGCATTCCTCTTTTAGTTCCACCATTTGTTAAAATGGGTGTAGAAAACATAAACCATAGATTAGACGCATATTTATAAATACGTTCAGCCATTTCTGAGTTATCAGAAAATGTTTTAGAAACTCTATAAAAAGATTCTTGAGGGCTAGTTTCTTCATCTGTTAAATATCTATCTTTTAATATTCTTAACCCTGCGTCTGATAATAATGCGTCTTTACTGTAATCCATGTGTTTCTATTCCTGTTTTTTTAATTGTTTGTTAATGATAAAGTCGATGTACTGTTTTGCTTTTAATAAATCTTGAACACCGTTTTTCTTTTTGTGTCTCAATAAATATTTAATTACGTTGCCAGTACAAAAGTCTAAGTTGTTAGCAATTATAAAATCTATAGGTTCGATTTTATGTTGCGTGTAGTGTGGAGGTTCTTTGATTAAATCTGCCATCTAGTAACCTCACCAGTTTTCATGTTGTATTCACCGTGTCTTAATATTCTAGCAACTTGTGCTTGTTGAAAAGCATCGTGTTCAAACAAACCTTTTTTCTCATAGGTCTTAACAACTAAATCCCATTGTTGTCTTAATGGTAATTTTTTATCTTTAAGTATTTTTTGTGCAGTCACTGTGCCAATAGAAGGACAGCCAGAAAAACCATCAACAGCATCACCAGTAAGTGTCTGTACTAAATGCCACCAGTCACATTCAGTTTTATTTCTTTTGACAATTGTTCTACCGTCTTGAGAAAGTTTACCTGGAATTTGTCTTAGGTCTTTATCTAAAGAACAAATAATTCTTTCTTCTTTTTTCTGTGGTTCAGTAGCTAATATACCTAGTACGTCATCAGCTTCTAAATTTGGATAAATGATTGCATCGTATTCATCAATCAACCATTTTCTAATTGCCCCTAATATTAAAGGCTTACGTTTTTGTTTACGATTATCCTTATAGCTAGGTAAAATGTCTTTTCTAAAATTAACATTATCAGTTAGTGCAATTGTAATACTATCAGCTTGTAGATTTTCTTTTAAATCTTCTATCTCGGATAGTGCGAGATATTTTCCTTGGTTTTCATCTGCGTGTAAAGTCCAAATAGTTGAGTCTTCCCATTTGATACTATGCTCTGACATAGTTGAAGCTTTGTACGCAATAATGTCACCATCTATTAAGAGTCTTCTCTTCATGGATTATATCCTCCTACGGATTGGTTATGTTAAATTTTTTGATTGGAATAATTCTTTTAAAGGAATCAAAATGCATTTACTTGCATTGTTGTCACCAATCATTCTGTAATTTTTCTTAAACTTTTCTGTTATCTTTTTAAGTTTAGGTACTTCAAAGATTAATTTACAATAATCATCTTTACCTAAAGATAAAATATGAACCCAGTAGTCAGCTTGTGTTACAGATAAACCAGAAGGCTTACCCCAACATTCAATTTCTATTGCAATGTTACCAGTCTTTGCCCACCAGTCTCTTTCAGTTTTTACTTCTATTTTATTTTTGTCCTGGTCCAGTAAAGATACTACTTTCTGTTCTCTTTCTTGACCGTACTTTAAATCAATGTCGAACTTATTATTTTTCATTAGTGTGTTTCACTCCAATTGTTTCCTATTTTATATTCGCCTGTTAATGGCACTCTTAATTGGAAGTGTTCGCCAGTGCGTTTAATACATTCGACAGCTAACTCTCCTATTTCTTTTGCTTTGTCTTCATCACATTCAACTTGTATCTCGTCATGAACCCATAACAATTGTTGAACGCCAGACATATTTTTAACAGCGTTGTCAAACTCAACTAACCACCTTTTGCAAACGGCTGCGCCTGCCCCTTGTAAAAGTGTATTTAAAGAACTGAAAGTATTTCTTACTTTAATCTTTCTTTTATCAAGACCGATTAAGTAACCACGTTCAGCAGAAAGTTGTACTTGTTTGATAAGTTTATTTAATGCAGGTAGTCTATCCAAGAAACGCTTCTTTACTTTGGCAGCTTCTTTGTTTGACTTGCCAGTTACTTCTGCAATTTTTGAAACACCTGCTCCGTAAAGCCATGCGTATAAAAATCTTTTACTTTGGTCTCTGGTTTCTAAACCTGCGTTGTGTTGATTAGTAGTGTGTATGTCACCGTTAACAACTATGTCAGCGTATTCACCACCATCAAATTTTGCAATGTAGTGTCCAAGTAAACGTAACTCTAGTCCACTTACATCTATTCCTATTAATACTTTACCTTTTGGAACAGTAAATAATTCTCTAAATTCTTTTCCATAAGGTACACTGACAGAGGGTACTTGTTGTAGATTAGGATTCATGGCTGTTGCTCTGCCAGTTACAGCATTATTAGTATTTACAGTACCGTGTAATCTTCCATTCCGTTCTAATTTTAAATAAGCTTGATTACCTTCTGCTAACATTCCTATTCTTTTTTCTAATAAAAAATATTTAGCTAACAATTTTGCTTCTGGATATTCTAAACTATTTAAAACTGTATCATCTACTTTTGGTTTACCGTCTGGTGTAAAGTCTTTTGGTTTCCAATTGTATTTTTCAATTAATCTTTCTGCAATATGCATTCTGCTAGAAGGATTAAACTCAACAACTTTATCCTTTAATGGTTTACCAGTTTTTTCTGATACTCTTTTAATAACTTTTGGTTTAAAAGTTTCTTCCATTTCTCTTTTAATCTTGTCTCGTTGTGCTGACAGATTAGCATAAAGTTTACTGGCTTTGTTTTTGTCAAACAAAATTCCATACCTTTCTTGCCTAGAAATTAATTCAGAAACTGAATGCTCAAGCGCTAAAGCTTGTTTAGAATAATTATAATCTACAATTCTTTTATATAAATCATGTGTAACTTCTACATCTTGTACACAATACTCTAACATTTCATCTGTAAACTCTTGCCAATCAGTTTCAAATTCTTGTTTGTAATTCCCTAGTCTAACACCCCACGCTTTAAGACTATGTTTGTTGACTAATTTTCTTGGGAAATCTTTTGTATGCACACGCTTCATATCCGACTCCATTAAGTCAGACCAAATCAAACGTGTAGCCACCAAAGTGTCAAACACTTTAGCTTTTGTTTTAAAGTTATATAATTTTTCTAACACAGGAATGTCAAACTTAATTATGTTGTGTCCGATAATAAGTTCTGCATTACTAAGTTTGTTTATGGCTTCATCATTAGATAAAGTTAAAACTTTTTCAGTGTCTATATCTTTTAAGACTATGCAATGAACCTTCGTGCAATCTTCTAATAAGTTATCTGTTTCTATGTCAAAACAGTATTTACTCATATTTTTATTTTCCTTACTTTTAATACGTTAACAGTAGGCATGGTTGTAACGTTACCTACATCACCTAAACTTCCATCATCATTAAAATTAACATCGCCTACAATGATATGAACATCTTTGTCTGCTCTAATTAACCATCCACTTGTAATACAAATTGTAACTTTACTTTGTTTAGCTTCTTTTAAATTTAACCAAGCTGCATTAGAATTTATATCTTTCCAATACACGTGAACGAATGGTGCGTTTAATAATTTTTTATGTATAGTTGGTAGTTTCATTTAATGTACCGTTGCCTGTTCTACAGTGACTCGACAAGCAGCTTCGTCATACATTGATAATTCATTCAACATCATTTCTGCTGCAAGTCTAACCATTGTGTTAGGCACATGAATTGTTGCCATCTTGTCTGGATTTTTTCTGCAAAGTTCTATAGCGTCACTTACCTCATTGGTAATGTTCCAATTTTTCTTTGTTTTAAAAATCTCTTTCATGTCCTTCCTTTACTTCTACTAGACAAGCTGTGTCGTTATCAAAAAACAACGTTCCACATTTGCCAGTATCACCGGTGTATCTATTTTTTAATACACGTACTGTTGTGTAGTTTTTATTTTCATCATCGTTTTGATTTCTTTCCAATGCAATCACACTGTCACTCAATTGAGATATTGCATGACTACCACGTAAAGAATTTAATGATGTTTGTATGCCGTCTTCGTAACCTTTGTTACCTTCTGGTCTTCTTAAATGACTAACTAAAATTAAACCAATGCCAGTTGCTTCAACTAAACTTCTTAATTTAGTCATGGTGACATCAATTAATTTTCTTTCGTCATAACTTTCTAAACCACTAATAACAATAGAGAGGTGGTCAAGTATAACCCAACGAACACCCAAACCTTTTGCAAGGTATCTAATTTTAGAAAGTAAGTTTTCACTTTCCGTGCTACCAAAATGGTCAAAAAGATAAAGCAAACCACTGCCAACTGTTGCAGTAAAACTGTTTCTAAACTCATCTTTATTAACTCCTTCTTTTGATAGATGTAATGGACGTTTTAAATCTATACCCATTATTCCAAGCGCAGTTCTTTTAACGCTTTCTTCTAATGCAATGTAACCAACACACTCACCTTGCTTGATTAAATGGTGAGCAATTTGTCTACATAATTGTGACTTACCTTGTCCAGTACCACTTGTTACTGTTATTAGTTCACCCCTTCTCATGCCTAAAGTTTTTGTATTTAAACATTCAAAAGGATATGGAATTGTTTCTGTCTTATCTTCTTTAGATAACAATTCAAAAATTTCTGTTCCAGATATAATTCCATCTGGTCTATATGTTTTTGCACTCCACATACAATCAATTAGTTTTGCAGTTTCGCCCTGGACCAACATTTCGTTAGCATCTTTTCTTGGGAGCGTTGCAATTTTACATTTTCCAGGTGTAAATAGTTTAGAACATTCTTGAGCTGCAAGTTTTCCAGGCTCATCGTTATCAAACATCAACACAATCTCTTCAGCTTTTTCAAGCCACTCGATTTGTTGTTGTAAATCTTTCTTTGCGCCTTGGCTTCCAGTCTTAACTGAAACACAAGCCCATTTATTATTTTGTACTTGCGACATAGACAGTGCGTCTAGTTCGCCTTCTAAAATTACAATTTTTTTATTTGTGTCACGCCATAAGTTTTGTCCAAACAGTGTAGCTTGTTTGCTATCACCTAACCATTGAAATGATTTATCTGGGTAACGTAATTTCTGTGCAACTAATTTATTATGTTTGTCATAGTAGTTTGCAATTTGAACTGTCTTCCCATTATGTTTACCAATTTGATAATTAAACTTGGTTACTGTTTCTAAATTTATGTGTCTTTTGTTTAAAGGTTTGTGTTCACCTTCAATTAAATTTGTTTCCAATATTTTTTCCTCTTTGTTTTCATAGTTGTGATAGTAATGCCCACAACCAAAGCAATGCCCATGTCCATCCGAAAACACACCCACATTATCTTTGCTGTGACATTCGGAACATGGAGCGTGATACAGAAAATCACTTTTTTCCATTTTGATATTTCCTTAAAATTTTTTTGACCCAAAATATTTGGTACGAAAAGAAAGACCCCTTTGATGTTATCTCAGGGGTCACTACAAAAGGCAGTGCATATGAACTCACTACCTACGAGAGGTATACCCTAATTTAATTCATTAATCCACTCTTTTGGAATGTAACAATCAGCGTATTTAAATCCGTGCTTGTCACACCACATTGCGTATGTTGTTTTGGATTTTTTTGAAATCCTAGTTTTTGAATTTGAAAATACAAATCGTAAATCTAGATTAGGGTATTGATTTTTAACAAGTAAAGATTTTTGTTTGTCTACTGTTAAAAACCTACCTTTGCCCTCAATGTACATAGGCTCACCGTTTTTTTTAATAAGAATAAAATCTGGTGTATACCTATGTACTTTTTCAGGTTTCGTATATTTTAAAGTCGTTGTTTCATACTCGAACTTGATATTTTTTAATTTCAATTGCCGAGCAATTTGTTCTTCTAAACCACTTCTATATTTAGAAGTCGTCTTTATCTTCTGATACCTCGGTCTTAGAATCATCTTGTTCAAACTCCTCAGTCGATTTTGTTTCTGAGTGTTCATATCCTTCTTCTTCTTTAAAACCGTAACCAGAAGAATTTGAGCCACCTTCTATTAATTTAATTATTTGTGCAGCTCTAAGTCTCATGCTAACGCCTGCGCCTACCATTGCTGTAAAGTAGGGAATTAGTTCAGCACTTACTTTAATTTCTGAACCACCCCATACATTTACATTAAGCATTGGTTTACCTTTTGCGTCAAACAAAGTTGGTTTGTTTTCAAAACTTTCACCACTTTTAGTTGTAACCTTTGCTTTACATTTGAATTTGAAAATGACATTGCCAGTTGGCTTACCTTCATCATCAACCTCATCATAGTAAGGTGCGTCAGCTTGTTTAACTTTCTTACCGTTTGATTTTTCGGCAGCTAGTTGAACGCTTTCGTTTCTTGCATTATCAATCATCTTGATAATTTCTTCAGCATCTTTTTTGCTGACAATAAGATTTGTTTTATATTCACCAATTTCGCTAAACTTAGTATCTGGACTTGATAGCCAAGGGTACTGAGCCACGCCTATAGGTGTAACAATCTTTGTGTACTTATTCTTCATCGTTGTTATCCTCGTTTACTGTTTCATTGTCTAAATAGCCTTTTTCAATTAAAGCTACGCCTTCATCTAAAGGCATTTGAACTTCCTTCATAATTTACTCCGTTAGTTCTAATAGGGGTACTATTAACCCCTTAGTGGATTGGTTTATGCAAAGAAAAATTCACTCTTTAAAACTTCTTGTATATCAAAGTCCCCTTTTTCAGGAACTGTAGGAAGTTTCTCTTTTTCTTTGTCTGTAAGTATTGGTAACATTGACTGTTTGAAATCTTCTAACGGACAAGATTGCGAATACAAATCAACAAAAGTTTCTCTAATTGTATCTGCAAGTGTCTGGCTGTCTGCCGCCAATGTTCCAAAAGAGTCATGAACATTACAAAAATGTGAGACTCCTTTGTCATACGCTTTAACTACAGTCATAAATAAATGCGCTGAGTCTTGAGCGTGTATATAATTTGGTGGACAACTATTCTTAGCTTTATGTATAGAGTATTTTTCTGTCTCTACATTTATTCTAGGTTTAATCACTTCACCAAATAATTTTGTTTTAACTCTCATAGATTTAAATTCTGGATAATCTTGTATCACTGGAAATCCAACTGGATTGTTCCAACGTACAGCGTGTCCAGATTTTGCTAAAACTTTTGCACAATCTTGCAAAAAAGACATTCCTAATCTTGCAGAAGATAAAACTTCACCCATTGAGTCCCAAATAACACCTGCCAAAAAAGTACAAGCTTGAAAAGCTGAACTTCCAAACGGATGTATGTCCCCCTGGTCCTTACGTTTTATTAAATCTTCATCTACAAAATCACTACAAGAATATCTTGTTGAGCCATATGGACTAGTCATGATTGCTCTTTTAACAGTTGAACGTTTAACTCCAAATTGTAACCAAAGTTTTGCAAATTCACTATCAGTCATAGTTTTTAAATTTTCTATAACTTTATCTTTAACTACAGTGTAAACATCTTGTGGTCTTTCACTGTGTGCTAAATTTACTGCTCTAGCAGAAGGCGTGTGTTTTAAAATTCCACTGTAATGCTGTATTCCGTTACAACTTCCGTCTTGGTTACAAATAAAATGACTTTCGTAACCATAACCTTTTTGTTTAAACTCACACCATTCATTTACCCATGCAAGAAATTGAAAAGGTTTGTCTGCGTGTTCCCAATCTCTAAATGTAAATGGGTCAGATTGTATTTCATCAAACATTTTTTGATTACCCATAACCCATTCTAATTGTTCTTTACGACTGACCTTGTCTATTCCAAACAGTGCAGCTCCAGTTACAGCTAACCAAAATTCACCGTTGTTTTCTTTTGTAATTTTTTTACCAGTTCCAAACAAATGTAAAGCTTTTGCAAAGTCAACACCTTGTCCATTTAAATAATTAGTTACATGATAACATCTGCTTCTAAAATCTAAAGTGTGTGCATGATAAAATATTCTGTCTCTAAACATATCAGCAATCCACAAAACTTTTGCAAACAATAATCTTTTAGATTTTTGTCTTGCGTTTTCTGTGTGGACCAGGACAGCTTTTTGTCTGTACTCTCGTCTTGCTTCTTTGTTTGTATCTATATCATGAGGTTTGTTTGGCAAATCTTCTAGTTCAGCTTTTGGTAAACCACCAATAGAAATATTTTTGTCCCATGCTTTTTTTAAAACATTAAAAACAAAATGATTTATTTTATAGGGTGTCGATTGCATTGCATTAATACCTTTATAAATGATTGGCATTTTTACATCTTTAATTTGCTGTAAGTTTTCTCTCTTACGATACTTAACTAAGTTTAATGGTTTTATATGTCTTGAATAATAACCACCACCGGTCACTTTTCCCTCTTCCCACATTCTTGGTGGAACAATTGTCGGAAAATATTCTGGTGCTAAAACTTCTAAAAAATCATTTCGATTGTTTATCCATTCCAAAGTTTTCTCTGTTGGTAATAAAACTTTTTCTTGTCTCTTTCTTTTTAATTGTGATTTAACTTCACATAATCCAGTAGACAAAACCATAAGTTCTATAAGTTTATAACCTACGTGTACTTTTTCACTTCGAGTCCACAAAACCCATTCGAGTTCATTCTTTTGTGCTGACTCTCTAAGTTTTCTTCTTTTGTACATATAGCCAAACGACCTTTTGTCTAGGTCTGCTTTTACAATGCCATAATGTTCTGGTCTGGACTCTTCAAAAGTTCTTAACGCAACTTCGTCCTCAATTTTACTTGCAACGTTTATAGCTGCACTGGTTAATTTTCTTGCGATTGTGATTGAATTGATAATTGACTTGGCTGTTATTAATGAAGCTATGTCTGGCTCTATTAATGACAGTAATCTTTTGGCAATGGGTTGAACACCCTTCTTGTCATCCTCTTCTACAAATGATTTGATTGCTTCAGAAAGAGGTCTGATTGAATTAGATAATAAAGTTTTACCATAATTAGTAAAACTCTCTTCACCTCTCTTTTTGTGGTCTTGTAGTCTCTTTTGGAAACGATTAATACCACGATTTCTCATATCCTTTTCTAATTCCAATTGCTCTTTCAAAGATGAAAAAGGCAATGTGATGTACTTACTTGATTTCAACATACGACTCCTTTGATTATAGAGGGACTTGTAGCCCCCTTGGTTCTAATAGGGGTACTAATTAATCCCTTACTGGATTGATTATAAAAAATTTTTTTAAATGCCTAGAAAGTGTTAAAAGATAGTAATATCAGTGGTAAAACATTAAACACACCGATGGGCTTTATATACCACCAACTGATTAGAAAACCGATGCTCTATCCAACTGAGCTAAGAGCGCAATTTTATCTATCCGATGGTTTACTATATCTTTTAACACTAATCCAAACATTTATTCAATCCGTTAAGAGGTTTTACGCAACGGTTCTTTACTGTCCGTTGGTTCAATCTCTTTAGTGGATTGTGGTTCTAATACGTTAACAAACGAAGTTAATCGTGTGCTAAGTACAGTACCGTAACGTTCAATCATTCGGTCATCTTTATGTCCGACCCACGACTGAACAGCTTTAGAAGGAACATCAGCATTTAATAATCTGTGTACTAAAGTTCTTCTACAAGCATGAATACCAAATCTTTTGTCATGCTCTAAGTTCATTGCTTTACGAACTTTACGCCAACTAGAGTTTGGTCTCCACTGAGCAAAATGTCGAAACAATCTTTCACCTGGTTTTTTATCATGTGAAAATCTTTCAACAATTT